CAGTTAGCTCATTGAGTAACTTTTGCAGTGTTGATAGAATAAAGAAATCTGATATCTTTGAGATTCCTAGTAAGTGCACATACTGCACATGGGCCTTTTCGAATTCGCGTTCCTGCAACATTAGTGCAATCACATACATGAAATCTACCAGACGCTTAGGACCACCAATACACCATCCATTGAAATCAAAGTCCTTGAATTTATGATACCAAGTATTATATTCTTCATTGTATGTACCCTGAATTACGTTTAGAAATTTAGTTTTACCTGACTGATGTTTCTCAAACCACTTAAAGTTGTCAAAACTAATATCCATTGAATCTTGAAAACGATTCTCAAAAGTAACTCGCGGTGGAATATCCAAATTAGCCGCTACATCACTATTAGCTTCAAGCCAATGGAATATCTTTTCTCGAATTGTGCTATCCCATTTCAATGCACCGGTTGCGATCTGGAATCCTCCGGAATCTCCGAAAACTAATACATCGTCATCTAATCCAATTTGTTGACGGAAATCCATTTTCTTGTAATGATGCCCAGCAGTGATTAGAAAATAAGGATGTCTCCACTCATTGGGATACTCATTACTAAAAAACCGCATAGTTGTGCCATCTTGGAATTTAGTATCCTTTTTAAAGGCTGATACCATTGACCCCGCGGATAGCGATGGGTAGTATATAAATTTTTTATCCATTTAGTTCCTTTATTGTTTTTTCTGTGATAAAATTATTAATGTAATTGTGTATTAAATGATTACAAAATTCTGATTCATGCCAGACATTTAATTCTTGATCATAATCCGAAACCATAATAAATGCTTCAGTTCGTCTACCTAAATCTGCTGTATCTGCAAAATCATAGTAACGATTATAATCATTGTTACAAACATAATCTAATGTCTGTACTGCATCTGCGACTGAAAATGGTGTGTACATTCGATTTGCTGGAATAAATTCTGGAAATGATCGGAAATTTGGAAATACTACATCACAACCAAAACATGTAGATTCTAATACCGTCCACGATACATAATCTTGCAATGAACTATTAAATTGAATACGTGCTGTTGCTAATTCGTGATAATATTCTTCTTTTGTTAGATTGCTAAGCAGTCTGAAACGAGGCTGTTGTTTTGCCAATTCTTCCATTGCTTCTACAACACCAGGCACCATTGATTTGAATGATTTACCCGATGTAGTAACGTGCCAAACATAATCCGGATTTTTATTTAAAAAATGTTCTGCTACCTTCATCATGAAAAATGGATTCTTTTCTTTGTCAAACCGACTCGAATACACAATTTTCTTCTCTCTAGGATTTGCGGAATTGTATTCGGGATACTTTGCTAAAGTTAACTTCTTATGAAGTGGCAATGAAACAACATGAATTGGAGCCTCAAATCCTGCAGAACGAAGTTGATCGCGATGCACAGTAGATCCAACAAATATACCAGCCATTCTTTTATCGAGGCCTAATTCAAATCCTCGCATCCATTTACGCATCGGCCAAGTAAAGTCATATTCGTCTACACTTTGTGCATGTAGCATTGCATATATCTTAACTGAGATACCATATAGGTCTAATGCATACAAAATAGATTCAATTCCCGGGTGCCAATAATCTTGCAAGAAAATGATATCGCCATCTTTAACTTGATCAAGATTCAACATATCTAGGAAATTGCTACACTGACTCATAGCAAATTTACCACGACCCACTGCATCTAACACAGCTCCTACTTTAATTTGCTGATCTGGATCGAATTCGCCAGGAACATCAACAAATTTAATAGCTCCTAGTTTTTCATAAGGAGCAAATGTTGCGGGCATCCATTCTTTTGAAAGCTGATATGTGTATCGGGCTTTAAGTGGCTCTAAACCAAAATACCAAATCGTTCTTATGTTTTTGTCTGTCATAATGTTTATCTTTCTATTATTGCTCCATTTTCTCCGTCCTCCCAGACTTCGACCTTATATAAGGCAGGAAATGATTCTAACAACCATTCGCCAATATCTTCACAACTCATTCTGTCAAATTCTAAAACATTGGTTATAGGGCTAGTAAATGCTATTCGAAGTCCTTTTTGAATCTTTCGATTTAACAAAATAAATTCTTCATCTCGATCTGTATGTGTTACTGACGCATAACATTTAAAATGAAACATATGACGATGTCGGTATGACAAAAATGCTACTTCTGGAAATACATCTTTAGCTTCTGGCCAACAATGAAATCCTTCAATATTAAATGTTACTACTACGCTGTACTTCATCTGCAATTAATTTTTTAAATTTAGTGGTTGACCATCCATGGTCTCTGTTTATGTAATGAATTGGAATATCCAATTGGTCTCCGGTGAATGTTTTACCTACGTAATCATCGCCTAAGAATCTTACTGCTGGGTTTATTGATTTTAACAACTCCAATAAGTCAGCTTCTGTATCATATGGGCTAACCCAATCTATCATTCGTAAACTTGAAAGAATTTTAAATCGATCTTCAAGTGATAGAATTGGTTTTAATTTATGTGGTCGTTCAGCACTCGGATCAACATGCAGTAACACAATAAAATGATCGCAGTTTGCTTTACATTCTTCAAACATATGAATATAGCCTGGATGTATAACATCAAAATTACCTGCTATAACTCCTACTTTCATAGTTCTTCGTCAAATTTATAGTTATCCGGATTGATTTCCATCATGTTGCACTTAGTAACTTGATGAACACGGTACCAGCCGGCATCTACACTGAACGTATCGGTGTCTTTTAGCAGTTGTACTGCATCATCGTGTATACGATAGATAATGTGGCATCTATTAAATAGATCCGGCGGAATGTTCTTTAAAGTGCTCGAATTTGCTTCTAAAGTAACCGCACAATTGGTTTCATCTAATATTTCGCGAATGGCATCAATCATTTTTGTAGAATGATTTTCTTTTCGTAACATTGCCATAACATACTCAATTGTAAAATAATAATGAGGATATTCGCGTAAATCTTCTACATCAATACCATCACCTAGTTCTCTTACGAACAGAGTCATGATATCAGAATATCGACCTTCTACTTCTCTACCTCGCCATTGCTGTTTGCCGTACATAACTTTTTTATTTATTATAAGGAATATTGTGTCTATAACCAAATTAAACAGTAAAAAAGTGCTAACATTGTTGCTAGCACTTTGAATTATTTAATTCATTTTAAATAAACTCATCCCCATCGTCATCTAAATCAGTAACATACTCATCTACATCTTCATCCATAATGGCATCCTGGATTCCGCCCCAATGCGATTGCATTTCATCCCACGCTCGTTTGCTTTTAGCTTGCATTTTATCTAATAATGCAGGTGCTTCATCGACTAATATATATACTGATATCGGAGCTGGTTTTTTAGCATCAGTCCATTTTTTTAATTGTTGTATAGCATGATGTACAATAGGCAGGTGATCCATATTTGGTTGTTCTAAAGCTATAGCTAAATCTTCCGCTGCAGCTAATACATCACCTCTTAATGTATTATATGATTGTTTTTTAGCATACTTTAAATTTCCGCTAGCGGATTCATTCAAATTCTTAGTACCAAATCTGCGCATATTTTCTGCTAAGATATTTTTCAATTTAATATTTGACATTTTTGTATTCCTTTTAGTTTAATATAAATATAAATATATGCAAAAAAAAAATCATTTTCCAAATGAAAAGAATTTTGCTGCATTGTTATTTTCTGGTAATCCGCCCCAGTTCATTGCTGCATAAAAGTCATCTAATTTGCCTTTAAGTTCTCTTTCAAATTGTTTGTTACGATCTATGTATTGTTCTACAAATGCAACAACTTCTGGTGGATCTTGATATCCTCGTAAAGCCATTGTATCAAAACCATATGGATTACCTTGCAAATACGCCCATTTAACTTTTTCACCATCTTTAATTGTAACGATGTCTGTAGTTAATTGTGATAACACATCATTGAAATTGATTGCTGATTTAACATGGGCCGGAGTTCCTGTTACATATCCAGTAAATGGTTTTCTGCGTTTAGTATATTTGCTTATTTCCTTAACGCCGGAATTCTTCATTACATCCAGTATAGGTGTGCTAGTATTTTGAATTTTCTTTTTAAAATCCAAAATCATTGTGGATGTTTCTTGTTTGCTTTTACCTTTCAGAATATGCCAAAGTGTTTCTTTCATAACCGTTTTAAATGCATCCGGGAAACTAGATCTCACAACGTCTAATCCTTTTATGTCTAATTTAT